ATAAAACTTGGAAACCTAATGGATTTTCAGAGACTGAATAACTAGGATCATATTTAAATTTAACATCAGCTGGATTAGCTGGGTCTGATCCTTCTACTCTTATTATTGTATATGAAGAAAATGGAACAACATTATATACACCAAATTTTTCAGAAATTTCTAATTTTAAATAAAAATCTCCATACTTTAACATATTTCTAGTCCATGACCATAAATTAAATTCAATATTTAATACATCATAAAATAAATTATATAATATTTTTTGTATTGTTTCATCAGCAGAACGAATTTGTAATACTTCGTTCATATCATTTCTTAAAGTAGATTCATCAGACACAATATCTAAAGTTGAAGCAACAATAGAATCAGTATCCATAGCTTCATAATCAGTATATAGTTGAATTCTAGTAGATGGGTAATTGACTTGCATCATCATATTGTAATTCAAGCCACCTGTAGTACTATATAACTTATTAAATCTGTCGTATAATGAATTTGTTTGTAATTGTCCTAATGATTGTATTTGTTCAGAATCTATTACTTTTAATTGGTTTCCTCCTACGTTTCTAATTACTACGTCGGTAGAAAATAATCTTCTTAATCTACTAAATAATGATGTATCTGCCATTTTGTGTATATATGATAAATATTAATTACCCCAATAACCAAGAAATATCCTCTTTGTTACCATGTGGATTTTCCATTTCATAAGGGTTTTTTAACTGGTTATTTCCTGAATAGATATTTGGTGCGAGATGATTTGTTGAATGTATTCCTCCTAATGCTGCTCGTGCCATATCTATACCTTGTTGTTGGAAATGTAAAGCTGTGTCTCTTAAAAATACTCCTATACCAAATGCCATAGTTAAATCATCGTTATAACCAGGTAATGCTTGTGCTTTTCCATGTTTCCAAACAAATGTTCTTAATTCTTCTAACAGTCGTTTTGAACGAACTGTCACTGATTTTTCGTGAAGGTACGAAACCATTTTGGAGATGACAAGTGGTCTTGTCCTCATTGATGTAGTAAAGCCAGGAACCATACCTTGCCCATTTTCATATTTGTGTAAATATTGATCAGCATTAGACATTGCTACATCCATTTTTGGAGAATAATATAAATTACGATATCCTCTATCTATTAATTGTTGTATTACTGCCCATCCAATATTAGCATTTTCAACTACTAGCAATGCATCATTGTATTCAGTAGCTATAGAAAATAATACATTTCCATAATCTTTGGTACCAATTTGGGCTTTAAACTCAGCTACTTGTGTTGCTGATTCTATATCTAATACATGAAAAGCAGAATAATCATTTCCATCTCCACGTGCAACATCAGCTACTACTACATATGATTTTGAATAATCAGGTATTTCCCAAACCCATAAACTTCCATCTGCTCCCCTACGTTCAACTGGTTCTTGAAGAAAAGTGCTTTCATAAAAATTTAATACATCTGGTTCTACAACAGTATCACCTGAGGTACTAAAATCACAGTCACATTCTTGGGCTGCCATTCTATTACCTAATATAACATCTTGTTCATCTCTCCAATCCTGATTACGTTCTGGATGTACTGTCCAAGGTAATCTAATGGGTAAAAATGTATTTTCTCTTGCTTCTGCTTTGGACCAAGTAGAATGAAACCAATTACCTGTACCATAAGGTGTAGATAAAGCTATACATCTACCCCCAGTAGCTAGTGTTTGTTGTGAGGAAGCAAATATCTCATCAATTCCATCTATAAATGCAGCCTCATCTATTAATAGTAAAGATACTGCTTCTGATCTACCAGCATCTGAACTTGCTGAAGTTGCTTTAATCTGGGATCCATTTGCTAATCGTAATGATAATTTATTATGTTCAACTGTTCTGATTCGTAACCATTTTGGTAACTGGTCATAAGCAAACCTTACTTTAGTTACCATATTTTTAGCTGTTTCTTGTTTTGTAGCTATACAAAGTATATTTTTATCTTTTTGGAATAACATCGTCCATAAAGAAAAAGCAGAACATAAAGTAGATATACCTAATTGTCGAGACTTATTAATAATAAGATATTCTTCATCAGTAAAATGTTTTAATACTTTTTCTTGGAATGGATATAAATTAAATTTGATTCTACCCTTTTTAGGATTTTGAATCATATAATATTTTTTCATAAAATATACTGGGTCTTTAGCACATTTTATAAATTCGTCTTTTATTATTGCTTTTAAATTCTCAGCCATATTATTTTAATATAATTACGGCACCGGCAGCTAGTATAATTCCTGCGCCCCCAAATAATTTAGTTTTAGCTTTTTGCTTTTTTAAATCAGTTTGAAGTTTTTTGGAAAGTTCTTGAGATAAATTTAATTGATTTTGTTTGGTAAGTAAAATAGATTCAAAATTATTTGATTTTGATTCTAAATTAAAAATAATACTATCTTTTAAAACTAATTTTTGTTCTAAAATACCAATTTTGGTATCAGTTAATATTAATTCTTCTTTATAACTATCCCCTAAAAGAAGATCTTTAATAATGAGTTTCGCTATCTGCTTTTCTAATTGAATCGAGGTACTGTCTGTAGCGATTTGTGAAAAACTGCTCCAGCTCATCATCATTAAGAAAATCAACGTCATTAATTTTTTCATTTACTTCTTTTTTTAATTTAAAAATCTTATTATCTTGTAAAATTAATTCATTATCAAGACTAGAAATTTGATCATTCAACCCTTTAATTTTTGTATTTAATGTTGAATTTATTCCATGTAAAGAATCTATTTTGTTTTCTAAATTATTAATTTGAGAATTATAGTCCTGAACATAATCTTCATCTCCTGCAAATAAAACATATCCTAATATTGAAGCAAGAAAAACAAGACTTAATATATATAATATTCTTTCCTTAGAGTTTAACACCTTTTATTTTTTCGTATGCTTTTTTAGCTGCCCTAAATTCAGGGGTTTGTTTTTTAAGCATATTTAATGCTAACTGTTTATTTTCTTCCGATTCAGAATCTTTATACATTGCAAGATGTGTTTGCATTTGTTTTTGAATTCTTTGATAATCTTTAATTATTCTATCAGCTTTACTTAACTTTTTATTTAGTGCTTTATCCCCAACAGGAGCTTTTTCTGCAGTGTCATCATCAATATCTTCACTTAATCTAGCATCAACTCCAAATTCAACACCAATTGCTGTTATAGCTGTTATAGCAGCTTCAACAGCATCTGTTTCAGTTACGTGAGCTAAATTTCTAACTCCTTGGAATATATCATTCATAGATGATTGTTTTAATTGATCACCTAAATCTTCATTAAGAGTAATATCAGATTTCCACTGTTTTAAATTAAATGTATCTTCCATGATTATTATTTGCTATAAATATTTAAAATTTTATAGCATCTAATATCTGTTCTATTCGTTCTGAAGTACTTCCTTTTAAAATATCTATGTTTTTGCATCTATGACCATACGTGTTTAACATTTTTCTAACAGATTTATCAATTATATCTCTGTATTCTAAATTAGTTTCTCTAACCCCATTATCCTCCATTACAGTACCTTCGGGTGAAATATAAAAAATATAATCATAATCACCTACAAATACCCTAGCAAAATCTTCAAAATATTCTTTATCTTTAAAATCCATTGTATCTGAACATGCTGTAAATGCCATAACATCTAATACGGTTCTATCAGTTATAATTTTTTCTTCTAATAATTCAGAAACTCTTTCAGCTAAAAATATAGTTTGTCCTTTTAAAGTAGAATCTGTATTTAAAGGAATACCTAAATTACTTAAATATCCACTACGTTCAGTAGCAAATTTATAACCTCTAAATTGTTTTAATTTTTGTAATTCATTTACTAATGTAGTTTTACCTACACTCATTGTACCACATAAACCTATTTTCATATTTTATTTATTTAATAACCAACTACTTGATTGAATTTTGTCACCTAACCCATCTATTAAATATACACCTAATTTTTTACATATCCCAGCTTCTGGTATAGTATTATTATTTTGATCACCTCCATTAGCAAATGCTAGATGGTGTGTTTTATTATATATTCTATATATATCCTTTATAGATTCAATTTGGGTTTGATCTTTATCTATAGAAATCATAGCAAAATCAACATATTTAATTGAAGAAATAATTTGAAATCTTTCATCTTCAAGCATAAATTCTTTAGAACCTTTTAGTTCTCTTTGTAAATCAGAATTTACAATTACCATAAGCATATCACTTCTTTCTTTTGCTTCTTGGAATAATTCTAAATGACCTTTATGGAGTGGGTTAAAATACCCACTCACTATAATTGCTTTTTTCATTAAAATCTAGATTGTACTTGTGGATTTTTATCTGGTGGGACACCATTTCTATCTTTTCTAAGTTCCATCCACTCGTCTCTGGTTTTTCTAAAACCATATAGATAGTATTCAGGTTTTTGTTTCATATAAGAGGGGTATCTTATAGCAGGTCCATCCCAATTATGGAATTTATTATCAAAAAATGTAATTTTAAGACCATCGGGAGTTTTAATAGTTCTTGTTGAATAGTCTTCTTTAGGCTTCTTCATATAATATAACGTTTAAAATTAGGCGTAAATATACGAACTTTCTTTGCAATATCCTACTTTTTTCGCGCTTTTCTTTGACCTTTTAAATAAGTGTTTTCTTTATCTAAATACTTACTTTTTTGCTTTAATGTAGCAACTTCGGAAGTTAATTCAATAATATCTTCTCTTAATCTATCTTTTTCTTCAGAAGATTCAATTAATAAAGCTTCTAATTTAGCAACTCTAGCTTGTAAATCTTTTATAAAATTTTCATTAGCTTGTTGAGGGCTTAATTCTTTATCAGATTTATATTTTAATCTTAATTCATAAAATCTCCATGCCCCAACACTACCAAGAGCTGAGATTAGAGCTATTAATACATGAATAATATTCTCATTCATTTAATCAAGTTTAGTTATATCATTATATTTTGATAAAACCTCACTCCTTAAATCTAATAGTAATTTTATTTCGGGTTGTTTTTGTTTGTCGAAAAACGACATATCGTCATAATTAAAGAAAAAGTAACCATCAATAGCAATTACCATTTCATCTAGTTCATTAGACGATAATGTTTTCGGCAACGTAGATCCCTTGTGCTCCACTGACTGTAATTCCTCTAGCACTGAGGGCATCTCCGACAAAATGGACGTTTTCATATTTAGTTAAACTTAAATTATTATAATTGACTAATGGTTCCGGTGATAAATATTTAACCTCTGGTATATAGATGCCCCAATCGTTATTTAGGGTAGGAAATACTTTTTTCATATCATTAATAAAATCATCAATGTATTTAAAGTATCCTCCAAATTGTTTTCTTACTATAAATAATTCTTCACTATTAATAGTAGTAGCAGATACTTCTATACCTTCGGATGTAGTTGATGGTTTACGAGAAGGACTATAATACAATCCAGTACCATCTCTATTTATAGATTGTACTACATTTCTTGACCAATTAAATGGTTTTTCAATTCCTTTTATTTCCATTAAAATACCAAAATTAGTCATATCATTTCTAAATGATTCATCTTTTTTGGCATGGCCATTGTAACTGTGATCACCATAAGTTTCTTCTACGGCAACATATGCAGCATTATTATTAGTACAGAATGAACGTAGAGATACTCCTTTATCTTCAAATTTTCTGTATAATTTAAAGTCATAAGATACATCAATTAATTTTTGAAAGTGTTTTTGTGGTGCTTCAAATCTAACACCTATTTGAACAGATTTAGGTTCTGTAGGTAATTCATATTTTTCTGCTAATTGTTTACCAAAATCAATACCTGATTTACCTACACCAAATATAAGTTTATCATATTTTTTAATTCTATTAGTGTATCTAGGACAAGTAAACGTAAGTTCTTGTTTATCAAAATCTATATCAGATACTTTAGTTTCCCATCTAAATACTACACCATTATCAACTAAGAAATCATACCAATTTTTACCTATTTCATGTAAATAATCTGTACCTACGTGCCATACTGGAAATAAACGTAAACCAAAATATGGTTTAATAAAATCTGGTTCTTCTATTGGGTTAGAACATTGTACTGCTTCTGGTTTGGGGTGGAAACGTTTAAAGTTTTCTATTACTTGATCCATTAATTCCATTGCTTTATCATCACCAGTGTATTTTGATAATTGACCACCAATAGAAGTGTGGTATGTTAATTTACCATCGGACCAACCACCTGCTCCTAAAAAACCTTCCATTACTTCGGAATATTTTCTTTCATATGGATTTTTACCCATATCCATTATGGTAATTTTACCTTTAAAGTTGTTATCAATTAATTTAGTTGCAGCATTTACATTTGCTACTCCTGCTCCAATTAATACTATATTCATTTACTACAGTTTTATATGTTAATATACGAAAAAAAAGTTGCGGCTCCAATTGATTGGGCCACAGCTCCTCATTAATTTTTTAAGCGACAGGCTATGAATCTGTCTATATGTTATAAATATTAATTCATTATTTCATTATATGTTAGTTCAATTTTATTACCTGTTAATTTACCATCTCTATATAATAAATTTTCAGGTTGAACAGTAGCTCTTAATCCACCGGTAGCTGTTCTAGTAACATCTCTTCTAATATTTACAACGGGTTCTAAATTAAATTCTTCAATATCTTTCATATCCGTAATAATTTTAGTTACTTTAACATTTAAATTATCACCTTTTAATTCAAAATCACTTGGTAAGAACGTTTTATAAACAACTACAGCATCATCAGAACCAAATATAATAGAATCCTCTTCTTTAGATGGTAAATCTGTTACTATAACACCACTAACTGGTTGATTTGTTTCATCATTATACATAAGATTAATTCCTTCTTTAGTATTACCCATTTTATCTACATAAGGTCTAAATACTAATTGAGGAGCATAATCTCCATTTTTAATTTTTTCAGATAATTTATTAACAACTGTCTTATATCTAGTATCTGAACTTTCCCAAAAACCAGCATTATCTTTTTTAATTGAAATTGGATAATCTTTATCACCTATAAGTACTACATCTGCTTTTTTTCCAGAAGCTGTATCATACCCAACATCTTTTATTTCTTTTATATTTTTTGTAACATAATTTTTATTAGACCCATTAAATATAACATTCTTAGCACCTTCATCTAAATATTTTCTAACTTCATTTACTAATACATCTTCATTTTCTGTACCAGCTGATGCTCTTCCCTGTACTCCTGATGGTTTTAGTAAAAATTTAGAATTTCCGTATTTAACTCCTCCTATTGAAGATCCTTTTAGGTTAGGATCAAACTCAAAATCTTCGATTTTATCTATTTTAGTAGCATAATCAAATCTTTCAGCTCTAGGGACTATTAATTTATAAGTTAATGAAGATTGTTTAATAAAATCATCATCAGTTAAATTTAATTCTTTTTTTAAAATTTCAATGCCTTTTTCAGCATCACTTTCTTTTAAAATTCTAAGCTTGGGTGAGGTTTTTTTTGATTTTAGAGATTCTCTAATAATTTTAATTCTTTTTTCTCCCATCATTTTCTTAAACCTAGCATATGGTGTCATTTCATCTGGATCCATATATGTTCTTGAACCTTTAGGGTCTACAAAAGGACGACCATAATCATCTGTTTCTGGATCTTTTTCTTTTGCTTCAGATAATTCTTCTTCACCTTCTTCATCTTTAATATCAACTTCAGTTTCAGTATCTGTTATTGTAACATTGTCTTCTTGATCATCTGGACCTTTAGCTCCAGGAGGTTTACCCATAGTAAGTAAATCTGCAATAGCTTTTATAGCATATTCTTCAGCTCCTAAATCTAATAAATAATATTTTTTACCTTGGATCTTAGCTATGTAAGATTCTTTTGCGTAAGTTAAATAATAAAACTGGCCATTGTGGAGTAATATTTTAAAAGTAGTTGGTTTGGGAGCCATAACATAGATTCCCATAACATAATCTCCAAAATGTTTAGTCATTAAATCTGTTAAAGTATCATTAAGTGAAGGATACTTATTGAGAATGTAAGCCATAGGATCATCTTCAAAACTGACAATCTTTTCGGCTTGTGTTTGAATAAAATCCTCTACTTCTTGTTCTAACAGACCTAATACTTCGCCTTTACTCGCCATAAGCAGCTCTAATAGCACCGCAAACTCTTTTTGCAGTTTCTTCGTCACCGTATCTGTCTTCTTGGTCTCTAAGGCATTTTTCAAAAGGATAAGAACCTTCAGCCATTCTTTTACCAATAGCTTCCATTGCTCTTTGCTTTTGTTCTCCAATATTAAATTTCTTTTTGAAGTACCCTTTTTCTAATCCTTCGTCTACATCCTCTTCTTTAAGTTTAGAGATAGGTCCTAACCTATTTTCAACGATGAATTCCTTTAAATTAAATTTGTCCATAATTATGATTTTTATATATATAAATATTAATTATTTTATTTACCTTAACATTTTGCACAACCTCGGCTTCCACCTGATGAGTTTGATGATCCTCTTGATGAGGATGAAGATGAACTTCTAATTGATGATGAATTTCTAGAAGGAGATGAACTTCTTGTTGAATAATTTCTAATAGGTGTATTATTGCGTGGCGCAACATAATCTCTTGTTAGGGTATTACCTACGGTATTTGAATGAATTCTTACATTATTATTAATAGGTATAGAGTTATTTCTACCCTGATTGTATCTAACTTGAAATCCGTTTCTTCTTAATGTTCTAACAACATTATCAATACTATTATTATTTTCTTTAGTAGTAGTTAATAATCTACGAGGTTGATTAGCTCTAATATTAGAACCTCTTGGTGTAGCACTATAGGAAATATTTCTAGCTCTTCTATTATTGTTATAAATTCTAAATTGATCATAATATGGTCTATAATTAAAATTATAGGCGTATATACCATTCCATCTTCCCCAATATGAATTATTCCAACTTCCCCATCTTGGAAATATTCTTCCCCAATGGTAATTATAAGAATAATTAAAATTAAATGCCCAATCATTCCAAAATAAATGTCTATTCATGTAAAAATCCCATGTAGTAAAAGGACTATATAATGACCATCTATTAAAATAGCGATTAGAAAGATACCAACTATAAGATTGATTTGATGCAAACCAAGCATAATCATATCTGAAATCAGAATCGATTTCAAATTTTCTAAATACATCCCAATCAGTAGTTAATACATCTACTTTAATTTCATTATTATCAGGTCCATAAATTGGATCATAATGTAATGTAGATATTTGAAGAGAAGCACAAGATGCTATAAAAAAAGATAATGTTAATAATAATTTTTTCATTATTTATTTTTTTTACCTAGGTTTTTATTATCCATACCGTATAAATTATACAACCAATCTTCCAGTTTTCCAAGTAATTTGCGTAAAAGTTTCATTTTTTAACTTTGGCTTTTTTAGTATTGGGTACAACTTGTTTACCCTTAGCACCTGCTTTTTTCTTTTTAGCAGCAGTTGCTTTTCTTTGTGCCTTAGTTAAAGATTGAGCTTTTTTTCTAGGAAGACATCTATCGGGATTTTTTTTATTTTTAGAAGTACCACATGGACCTGCTATATTGCCCGCAGAATCTATTCTTACCCAATCTTCTTTTTTAAACCAATCACGTAATGATTCAGTTAATATTTTTGTTATTTCTCGTTTTTCCATATTTCACCTTTTCTACAGCGAACTACGGCTCCACTAGCATAAGCAGATGGCCAAGTGTCATATTTGCGTTTTGCTATTCTTGTACAACGGTCATCTTTTTTTTTCTTTTTTTCATCTACTTTGCCTTTAGATAAATCTTTTGTTTTATCTTGTACAATATTAGATTTAATTAAAAAGTTAAGAATTCTTATAGCATCTTTTCTAAGACCTACATCTTGAGAAAGATCACCACCATCTCTAAGTGCTTTAGCAAGTGTTTTTATCTTATCAACATCACCCTGATCTAAACCATGACCTTCACCTATAGTATAATTCATGTAATTAATTAAACCTGTAGGTAATTTCATTTTCTTTTTAGAAGCAACTTTTTCAGCTTTTGGAGCTTTACCTAACTTTTTTCTAACAATACCCATTGAAGGATTATTTTTTTCTTCCATATTTTCTGGGAAAACAGGTCCACTTGATCTCATTATTTGATCAGATCTAACAATACGAACTATTTCTCCTTGATCATCATCATCTATATGAAATACTTCATATTCACCAAATTCTTTACCATGAAGTTCATTACCAAAATAAAACAAATCTCGTTGAGAACCATATACATTAATTTTGCTTCTTTCTGGGTTGTATTTGTTATAATCAACACTAAATCTTAAATCATTAAATTTTGATTTAAGTGAATTAGCTATCTTATTAAGATCATCTTTTATATCTTCAGTTAAATGTTCGGATTTTGCTATTTTTTGAATTTGACTATCAAGATCATAAACTTTATCACTAAACATTTCTCCAGCGTCAGAATGTTTTTTTATTAAAGCATCTCTTTGTTTAATTAAAGCAGCCATTTTTTCTGCTTTATCTTCAGATAAATCAATTGGTGCACCACCACTATGTCCTCCATCGCTAACTTTTCTTTCTCTTAATGACATATCAAATGCGGTAGCTATAGTTTTTCTAAAATCATATAATTCATCATCATTAAATTTTCTAAAAGTAGTTGCTCTTAATCTATCAATTAATTTTCTAGCTTCCATATATCCCTTACTTGGTGATTCACCTGGGAATGAATCATCTTCTGATTCATTTCTAGTGGCCAATTGAGCTAACCTCTCTCTTTCTAAATCAGCATCAGTAGTTGTACCTAAACCAGGTATTGTAGTATATTTACTTGTTCTATCATACCTTTTATCCATCTCCGATTTATCTTCCTTTATTGGAGTTAAAATATAATCTCCATCTCTATGTTTTTTAACTTTAGCTATTTTTTTAAGTAGTTTAACTAATTCTTCTTTATTAATTCCAAATTTCTTTACAGCTTTAACTAATGGTTTTAATCCAGCTGCTCCTCCTTCTTTAGATAAAGTATCTCTAATTGCTTTTTCTGCTTCTTGATTTTCGTCCATTGATTTTTTTAAATCTAATACATGTTTTTCTCTTTTCTTTTCTAAACCTTTAGTTAATTTAGATTTTTTATCTCCAGGTCTAGAATCAGGACGCCCATATTTAGCTAGATTAGTAGCTATAGCGTACTTAATAGAATCATCTTGTTCAATTATATTTTTAATTTGTTTTATTCTCATGACAATCACAATTACTTCCGCAGCATGTAGCTTTGGATTTATTTTTTAATGAAATAACTAATAAACCAATAGCAACACCTACTATTACTGATATATATAAAAAACTAAGCATGCTCGTTAATTAATATTTTTAAACATCCACTACCTTTTATTACTCTATGCCATTGTCCCTCTGGGATAAATATACAATCATCTATGGGTTGAGGCAATTCATCATCAAATTGGATTTGCCAATCTGTTTTTCCTATAGGGGTAATGTCTCTATCTTTTCTATCACGGTGCCATACTAATTCATCGATTTCAATATCTTCTGAAAAATGTCTTACGTGGTATCCTTTATAAATATAATCTGTATAAGCAGCCATTTTACCAAAATGTATTTTTATTAGCACCTAAACCTAATGATTTAGCATAACGTGGTAAATTACAAGACCAGTAACCAGCTTTAGTTCTGTCTTTTTTATTTTTACAGTTATGACGAGCAGCAAATGCTCTACGTGCTTTTGGGTTATTAATTTTAGCTCTTAAACCACCCGACCCGAATGAAACTTTTTTAACTCTACCCGTTTTAGGATTTTTTACATAAACATAATATGCTTTAGAACCACCTCTTTTAGGTTTATTTAATTTAACATCTTTTCCTCTAAATTCAGCTTCATTAATAAAAGGAATATCTAAAGGAACTGGTTTACCGTCAATATCACCATATTCACCAATATCAGTATTTTTAATCCAATATTGATCACTTTCATTTAAAATTAAATTACCTTTATTAAATAATTTTCTTGCTTCAGCAAAAAACTCAACATAAGAATTTGAACCAATTCTATAAACGCACTCTGAAAGGTTAATTTTATGTTCTTGGTGAAATAATAAACCAGGAGAAGCATCAACTCCTTCTTGTAGAGAAATACCTTCTGAGGTTTTAGCTATTATTTTTTCTTCATACGGGGCTAAATCTGAAAAACTAAATGATTTAGTAGTACCTGTTGCTTCTAATTCAACGGTATAAAAAGGATGCTCAGCCATTGTAACCATAGCTGTATCGCCATCAACTGTAGTTACTTTATCCCCTACAGAAAATTTACTTGATAGATTAGCAATATTTTCTATAGCTTCTCTAATTAAATATCGAAGCTTTAATTTATCCACTATTTTTTCTTATTTGCTTTTATTGCTTTGTCTCTAGCAGCTAAATAATCATCAGAATCAATATCACCATCTCCATCGTGATCTTTACCTTTCTTTTCAAATCTTAAACTTTCTTGTTCTAATACCTCACGTAACTTTTCAATCATTCCTTCTACTTTAGATAATTTTTCATATAAATTATCAGATTCAGCATTTAATGATTCTCTCATATCAGGATTAGATACTGCTTCAGACATGTTTTTTTCAATTTGACCTTTAATTTCGTCAATTTGAGATTCCATTTCTTTAAGTTTAGCTTTACCTTTATTATAAGTTTCCTTTAATTTAAGGTCTCTTTCTCTAATAAGTTTTTTAGCTACTGCGTTAGCTTTATTTTCCGATTTGAAAATACCATGTATATCTTCTTTAGTTAAACCTAAAGAGGCAAATTCAAATACATCACCTTTACCAACTAATTCTTCCATAGTTGATTTTTTAGATGGTTTAGAAACATAATACATTTCGCCAATTTGATCTATAATAGACGGTTTTTCTTCTTTAATTGGATCCGAATCAAAAAGATTATTATCTTTGTTTTGAGACATTACTGATTCGTCTTTGCTTTTACGCTCCTCTAGCCAATCTGTTATTGATTCTTTAATAAAGTGTTTTAGGTCTTTGTGTTTCATAATTAATTAAATTAGTCTATTATAAATATATAAAAATATCATAACGTGGTTTCTTTTGATTTTTTAATGTGATTCTTTAATTTTTTAATTACTTCAGGATCTACACTTCCACCTACCCAATTTTCCATATGTCCATCTTCAGAAATGAATGTTTCTTCTTTCTCATTTGCCCAAGCATCTATTGCCTGATCTAACTCATCCATATGGGTATTTTTATTCTGATTCATAAGATCTCTAGAGTATTTAAAAAATTTTTCTTCTGATCCAGGTCTTAAACTTGTTTCATAGTAAATAACACATTGAAAACATTTATTATGGATTTTCCACATTTTTTTATTTTTTTCATCTGCTTTCATTGGTTTATTACATTCAGGACAAACTAAAGGCATTTTAACTAATTCTCTTAATTTATCTTGTTTAGTAACAGTTTGTTTTAAACCATCTTTAATTGTCCATTTTTTACCATTTTCTTCCCATACATCACCTTCTTTATGTTCAATTTGTTTTTTTTCATAACCTGATTGGACTTTAGTACGATTACCAGTTTGTCCCGTAATTATATTTCTAGCTCTTTGTAAATCTTCAGGTGAAAATTCTTTTTTTAATTGTGTACTCATAAACCTATTTTTTCTAAATCATTTATAACTTGATCAGCAGAAATAAACTTAATACCTATACCTCCTGATGATTTCCATCTTTCTATATTATCATCTCTATCATCTATTAATATACTTGTTGGAGAAGCATATCTTGCTTTTCCATCTGCTTTATATGCTAATTTTAAAGGTGTACCAGGAATATTTCTTTTTACCCATAAACCTTTTCCTATACGAGATGATTCATCTCTTGAAGGGGAAGATAAAATAATTGGTTTAAATTTTTTTATGTATTTCCAAAGTTTTTCTCCTTGAGGCATCCAAGGCATACCTACCCAAAATCTAACTCCTATTTGTTTATCAATTAAATCCCAAAATTGTTCTTCTGCTTTTTTCTTACCAAATTCTATAGTTTTTTGATCAATAAATTCATTTGGAGTAACCCCGGCAAATTGTTCAAAACGTCTTTCAAAATCAGTTAAAACACCATCCATATCAACATATATTTGATATGCATCTTCAATATCTTCTTTTAAAAGATCTAATAAATTACCTTTAATATTACTCATATATGTGTGAATTTTCTCTACCATATTGTCTCATAATAACAGCTGCTAAAGCATTTGCTTCATTTTCTTCGGGCGATCCATCATCTCCAGAGTTATCTGTCAATCTATCATCTAGATTTTGCATATGGTGAACTAATTCATGTGCTAATGTACGTAAAATATCTGCCATATTTCTATTATGTACAACAACTGAAATATTACTAGTTGAAGGCATATAACCACCAAAACTATGGTGCATTTGGGTATACTGGGGGTCAGTAATTATTTTTATTTTAGGTCTATCAATAGATAGATAATTTGTAGCATAGTCTGTAAAATGATTTATAACATGAGCTTTATGATCTTGCCATTGTTCAGTTAATAAATTTTTAAAACGTGCTTCATTTAAATATTTATTTTCTTTTTCATTCCTTCTC